AGTTTGGAAAGAATACAAGAACATTTATCCTTTTCTGAAAGATGATTACTATTTGACTCTAAAAGATCCCAAGAACCCTTATCAGAATTCACCACTGCAGCTATACACTTTCTTAACATCTGCTATCAAAGATGCGAAAGTGAAAGTGCTCGGCCCAATCAAATATAAAATGAACACTGAAGACCTGTTAATACAAATTTGTCAAGATATGTATCACATTGGAATGTCTTCCAGGGAAGCCAAAACAATGATGAAAAAGAGAGATAAGCTTAGATCGGTAAGAGATCTTGAAAATAAAGTCTTGGATGTCAACTCTATACTTTACTTGCCTGTAAGCGAAGATAAAAAGAGTGAGCTGATTGGACAAATGATGAAGAACATAATCATGACTCCATCTAGAATGATTCCTGTTGAACCGAACGAAAGAGCACACTTCCTGATGGCTAGCAGAGGAAATTTCAGAACAAGTGCAGTAATCTTTAGATTGATGCAAAATGACACATTCCCTTATAATTTAGTGGACTTGAGAGAAGATATCATGTGGTCAAAGAAAGGAATTTTTACTCACTGGATCAAAGAGCAGAGGGTGGACAAGGAAGAAACTAAGAAGGAAGGAAGAGTCGTGAGGAAAGGTGATGGAATATTTGCAATAACATACAACAACAACCCGACTCTGATCTATATGACTGATGACAAATTGACAAGAATTGAAACTCGAAATGAAAAAATCATGTCAACAACTTTCCAAATATTGTCTAAACAAATAAGAAATATGGGGTTGATAAAAACATCAGAAGTTGAGAGTAGATCTGCAGTACAGATTATTGGCGAAAGAGTGTACTACTCTCCAGCGAACAAAGATAAGAGTAAGAAGATAGGAGCTCCAGTCATTCAGAACAACAATCTAGAAGTGAAATCAAGAATATCAACAGCAAGAGTGACTTTAGAAGGAAGAAAGTTAAGCATCAAGGCAAAAATCGAAGATGAACAAAGAGAACAGAATGTCTTGAGTTACTATGTTCCAACAACTGGATTGTTCTTTGAAAACTCGATGGTCATGAACCATTTTTCTTCCATGAAATTCATTCCAATTTACAACGCTTTGATTGAGAAAAGACCTTGCCTTCCTAATGAACTTTCTTTGATGTTCGATGTGTTTTTCAGAGACTTTGAGAATAGAAAAGAATACAGTTTAAAGAATCCTAAATTCAATACTTATTTGAAAGCAATGACGTATGTTGAAA